TCTACGATTGGAGTTGATTCTGGCAATGGTTCAGGCTCTGTGGTTTCTGTTTGGGTTGGGTCTGGGGTTGGCTCTGGACTGGGTTCTGGTTCGTTTGATGCTTCGTCCTCTGAAGGCGAGGATTCTGGAGTTGGAGAAGGATCTGGGGAAGGTTCAGGAGTAGGCTCTGTAGTAGGTTCAACTGTTGGTTCTGGTGTTGGCTGTGGCATATTAGCCAGGGCGGTAGCAATAGCTGCTGCAACTCTTTGTTGCTCTTCAAACAACCAAGTTTCATTATATAAATCCCAAGCGTCTTCAATTGCATTGTTTAGATTAATAATTGATTGATCGTATGTAGATTGGGTATTATTTTTAGCAGTTAATTTATTTGATGTATCTATAACTGCGTTATCATATGCAGTAGACTTAGTTGTTAAAGCTTGATTATATGTTGTTAATGTATTATTGGCCTGAGTATATGCAGTAGACTTAGCATTATATGTTGCTAGTTTATTATTGTAATCTGTCTGTGCCGTCGCCTTTGCTGTCACTGCAGAGTTATATGCATCAATTTGTGCCTGTGTAGCTCCAGGTCCAGAAGAAAATGTTCCAAGATCACAACTAAATCCTACTCCCCAGCCACCAGTATAAGCGCAACCTGCTCCAGTCCATCCACCTGGAATTGACCATCCAAGGTGATAGGATCCTGGACCGCCACCGTTATACCACCAGATCTCTACATCTAAAGTTTTATCTTGGCTAACATCATATACTGGAGAGTATGCACTCCATCTAACCCCTTGCTCAACCCAGTTGTTAACTGCAAGTTCGCCGTCTACATACATTCTAAATCCATCGTCTGTGTACCCTGCAAAATACACTGAGTCCCAGTCTGATGGAACTGTAATCTTTCCAGTAAATTTAACAATAATGTTTTCATAGTATCCGCAAACTGGGAGCTGCATCGAGTTTGAGTTCCATGTGCCAGAGCAAATAATGCTATCTGGAACTGCTATATTAGGAAATACCCTTGTTAAATGATAAACGGTGTACTGAAGTCCTTCGCCACCAGCACTTTGAATTACCGATTGTGCTGATTGAAGGTTGCTATTAGCAGTATTAAGATTAATTAATGAAATATCAAGGGCGTCTTCAGCATCATTTTTTTCATTCAATGCTATGGCAACTGTAACAGTTTGTCCATCTACTGCAGTTTGGGCTGTTGTTTTTTCAGATAATGCTGTGGCCTCTGCATTAACTGCATCATCGTATTCAGCATACGTCGTATCTCTTGCCGCTTTGGCGGCAACTGCTGCATCGTATTTGTCTTCTGCTATATCTATTAAGGCTCTAGTATCGGCCTCTTCTGTAAGATTTATTACCTTTTCGTTTAGTTCCGCTATCTCTTCAGCGGCAACTGAAAGTGGATCATCGCTATAAGCAGGTGTGAGAAATAGCCATCCAAACATTAAAATGAATGCTAATGACAATCTCCATGCTTTAGTCCTAGTCAACTATAACTCCTAAGCAAACACTATGTCTGCTTAGTTAATTATATCATTGAACTATTTAGGATTGTCTGTTTTATAAAAGCCAGAACCGTTAAACTTAATTCCAAATGATCCATAGTGTCTTTGCAATCTTTTACCGCATTCGTTACATAAATAGTTAGGCTCTATAGAATTTATTGATCTTTCTTTTGGAACAATACTGTCTGGTGAACACTCACATTTGTATTCATATATAGGCATTACTTACCGCTCTTTTTTCTCTTTTCAGCTAAGGCAACAAAATCTTTGACCTTAGTCTCTCCCATGTATCCCCACGCATAACCGTCTTCAATCATTTGTTCATTAACAGACTTAGTGTTTCCATCAAGGTACACCCAGCCTAGAATACGACCATACTTCTCAGAACTGTCTGGCTTTTCTGTTTTTACAACAATGTCTTTAGCATCTTTGAACTTAGACTTAAGATACTCTTTTGACTCTAAGCCTAATGTTTTTTCAAGTTTGTCTGTTGTTCTAGACTCTGGTGTGTCAATGCCTGCTAGTCTAAGCCTTTGAGAATATGAAATGCTGAATCCAAGATCAATGTCAACATCAATAGTATCTCCGTCCACTATCTTTGTTACCTGCTTAACTCTGTATTCAAACATAATTCTCCTTAAATTTTAATGAGCAGTTTCGGGACGTGCTCAGGTCCATCCTTCGGGTAGCGACCCGAATAGTCTGCGACTCCCCAGTGACGGGGTGCAGATCTCTATTATACTATTTATTTGATCTTGATAGTCTTTGGCTTCTTGTCTTCAGGAACCAGCCTAATAATATTAATATTAAGCATCCCGTCCTTAAGAGATGCACTGGATACTTCCATGTACTCTCCTAGAGCAAAAGACCTTGTGAATTTACGTGCAGCGATTCCTTTATGCAAAACTTCTGCGTCGGTGATCTCGGTAATTTCTCCAGAAATAACTAATGTTCCGTTATCTACAGATAGATTAATGTCTTCTTTTGTGAATCCTGCAACCGCAAGAGATACCTGATATGTATCTTCGTCTAGCTTTAATACGTCATATGGGGGATACGATTGGCGTGATGCAGCATTATGCACGTTAGCCATTCTTTCAATTTCACGATTAAAGCCAATAAAAAATGGGTCCTTAAAAAGGTCCCATGTATATGTTGTTACCATTTTATTCCTCCTTCAAGCGAATAAGTTAATGTACGGGCCTCTTATTAGACGACCCGTACACTATTATATCAAATATTTTATTTATTCGCCAGAAGAAACTTCCGCTATTTTAGACTTGGCAATAGCAAGGACTGGCCCCACTAAAGGAGAGTATCCATTAGCCACAGCCTCTTTGTTACACTTGGTTACAGCAAAGGATAGGAACTCTTTTACTGCATCGTTTTTTAATGTATTTTCCTTAAATGCAACGATATAACTGAATGCTGATACGTTATACGATAAAGGGTTTTTATTGTTATAGTTTGCCTTTATAAGTCCGTTAGCCAATGGCTCAAAATCACTAAGGAATTGAGATGCCGCTTTTGAAGTAGGGGCAGTAAATTTACCAGCACCATTTTCAATTAAGGCAAGTTTTAATCCGCCAGCAAAAGAAGACTCTGCGTATGTTATTACGCCATTCATCTGACGGGCTATCATTACGACTCCGTGAGATCCTGATCCTGCCTGAGAGCTAAAAGATAGTGTTCCAGGATAAGCACTCTTAAAGTCTTTGTTGCCTGACTTAGTCCAAATTGTTGGAGCTACAGCATTTAAATACTCTGTAAATATTTGGCTTGTTCCAGATCCGTCTGCACGATAAGCAATTCTAATATTTGTCGCTGGAATCTTTGGCTTAACACCCTTAATTGTATTGTCTGCAACAATTGATTTATGATTCCACTTTGTGATCTTTCCTGCAAAAATATTTGCCAGTGTTTCTTTTTTAAGCTGTATAGGCTTTGAATATCCATCAAGTCTATAAATAACTCCAATAGGTCCAGCAATAAAAGGAACATAGACTATCCCTGATGGTTTTGCCTCTCCTGGGTTATATGGAGTGTCTGTTCCAGCAAAGTCGATGATCTTATTATTTAATTGTGATCTACCAGCACCAGATCCTAATGAAGAATAGGTAATAGTGTTTCCAGTTGCCTTGGCATAGCTGATTCTGCATGCGTCCAGGTAATTTGATATAAAAGATGATCCCGATCCAACTACATCTTCTGATGCGGTGGCGGGATGTGAAGTAAAGATACTAGCAACCAATGCTAGCGTTATGACTATAGATTTATTTCTCATAGTATTAATAGTATATCTTTTAAAAATACATAAGTCTACGTATTAAAGTAAACTTCGGGTTAAATGTAAGATAACATTAAAAGATGATGGGAGATTAATCGTTTGGAATATCCCTAAATGTAGTAGGGTCTATTTCTATCATTCCCATTTCTTTAGCTAACTTTTGTCCCTCTGGACTCAAATGTATTGTTGCCTGCAAATCTTCATCATACTCAATTTGTGCAAACCCAGCTTCGTATAAATTTATTAAAGACTTATCAACATACTCTATGTGGGACTGCCATAGTTCGGGTGCGTATTCTTTAGCCATTTCTTGATCTATAGAATAAATAAGTTCGCCATTTTCATCCATACCCTCTAGATTAACAACTCCTATTTCTAAATAGTAAGCAAGAACCTCGTCGCCGTCTTTATCTTCAAGACTCATTTATGGTTCCGTCCTCATTCTTATCTATAGTTGTTTCCACTATTTGCTGAACGTATTCAGAAAAATGCTTTCTAATGCTTCCCATTGGTCTGGAGCCAGAAGACTTCCATATTCTTTTATATTCTATAACATTAGAAAATGTTGTAGGACATAGCGGGGTGCCATTGTATTCTTTTAAAACTGTAGGAAGAGGCACATGCTTGCCACAACACTTACATTCTTTTGCTCTTTCTTGATATATACTCATACTATTTCCATTCCGTCTAATACATCTGATAAGTTTTTGGGCATTCTCGGTGGCCTTATCATGTTCATTACTATTTCGTCTTCTTCTTTTTCTCTATCCCACTTCAAAGAGCTGTAGGTATGTATGTCTATCTCTTCATTGTTCTGTGGCCTGCTTCTACTAATTGCGTTATATACAGAACCGCAAACAGCATCAGCCAAGTCTTTTGATCCCTTTCGTGGGTGATCGACCCTATCTCTCATAATTTTTAATTGCAGTAATTCATCTATAAGTAATTTAATTGCAGGTCCGCTTAATCTATCTTCTGCAACAACCATAGCCATATCGTCGTAATGTTTCTTTGCAACCGACAGTGTCTCTGTATTAATTCCATATTGTTTTAGCTGCTGCATCATATCGTGAGAGTTCCAACGGTCAAATGTGCAGACACGAATTTTAAAACCCTTTGTTCTAAGAGACAAAATATAGTCTTTAACTTCTGTAAAGTCTACAGACTTATCTGGAGTAGGGGTCCAATATCTAACTGCATCAACTTCTACAATAGGTGCTGGCTGAGAATATGTATCAGTTACCTTTACGTTTACCCATTTTTGTACGTGTGCCATTGCAACCGCACAATGGTCATGCTTCTGCGCC